CCACTGAAATCTGTGCTAGAATGTTCGATAGAGTTATAAGACAGTTCCCGGGCGTCTGGGACGGGCTCCAAAAGCTTTGGGCGTGGTATGAGAAGGTTGAAGAATTCAATCGGCGCCGCACTGAAAGAAAATGGAATGATCCTGGTCCTGGAAAAGCTCACTAAGGAGAGCGAATGATGAAGGCGAAAGACTTAGAAAGCTGGCGAATTGATTTGATCTCACAGGTCCCTCGAATAGATGGATTTGTGAACGGAAAAAGAATACAAAACGATGTGATCTACTATTTCAATCCAGATGAAATGGTAATAATGACTGAAAAGGAAATCTTCAATCTAAAGAATCCAGATGCTTTTTGGATGAAAAATGTTTTGGATTCTGGATTATCTATCGAAGACTTCGAAATGAATTCCACTTCTCACTAAAGGGGAGAATCTATGATTCCTTCAAAAAGTATCATCGCATCGAGAACCTACAACACGCTTAGAGATGCAGAAAATACAGTTATTCTTCAAGACAAGAATGTTGAGGTCGATGTTTTTCTAAACTATTATGGAACAGTTGAGAGTCATAAGTTCAATGATCCTATTCTTTTCACGAAAGATTCTTGGTGGAAGCGATTCAAGAATGAAATAAAAGCAATGAGGCTTTTCAAGGAGAGCAAGCATGATTAACGTTTATTTAAGTGGCCCAATGTATCTCGGAGAAGCTCAGGCGAAGGGCTGGCGAGAGTATCTAAAGCTTACTGTTAAAGAAAAGTCTCTCAATAAGAGGTACTTCTTCTATGATCCGTGCTCTCGCTTCTATGATGACAAGACTTTCTTACAGCAAAATGCTTCTTGGATTGTAAAGCTCGATAAGATGGAGATAGAAAAGTCTCACATTGTTGTCGTAAACGCTTGTGAAAAGGCTTGGGGCACTCCAATGGAACAATACATCGCCTATTCGACGGGCAAGTTCGTGATAGCTTTTTCAGATGACGAACATCCTTCTATTTGGGCTAAAGAACATTGTCACGTCTTTCTAAAGAACGTTGATGAAGTTGCAGAGTTCTTGCTAAAGAACGCCATGATGATCGAAAGGATAACTGATGCCCTACATTAAGAAGGAACGACGTTTAGGACTTAAGCACTACTATACGAATACTCCATCTTCTGTTGGTGAGCTAAACTACATTCTTACAGAAGTTTGTCTCGACTGGATCAAGCAGCGCTATGGCGGAAAAACTAGCTATACAGCGATAAGTGAAGTTATTGGTGCTCTGGAATGTGCTAAACTTGAGTTCTATAGACGAGTTGCTGCTCACTATGAAGATAAGAAAGCAGAAGAAAATGGAGACGTTTTCTAATGAAAATGGTGAAAGTGGGAGAGCTCATTCATGTTGTCACGTACTCTTGTGGAAACAGAACGCTCTGCAACACTCTGATTCCAAAGGGAACAGATACAATGGAAAAGAAATCAGTCTGGGAAGCTACTTGCGCTAAATGTAAACAGATTGCTTCACCTATACAAATCTCGTCAAACACGTTCAAGCGTCGCTGTAAATAATCCTTTACAATCTCACTGACAAATGGTAAGATACTTCTATCAAATGATGGGAGACAACTTCTATGGCTGAGTTACTTCAGATTGAACCCCAGGTTGCTCGTGGCAAGTTTACAGAAGATTTGTGGACAAATGACAATTATCTCGCCGAAGAAAAGCTTGATGGAGAGAGATTTCGCATGCACATCTTCGAAGATGGTAATCGATTTGATTCCCGATGCTTATCCAAGAAAACGGGATTATTTACCGAGAAGACTGGTAACGTTCCTCACTTGGCAAACTTGAAGATTCCAAAGCTTGCTGGAACTATTTTCGATGGAGAAATCAAGTTTGGAATAGATTCCATGTCGACTTCGACTATTATGGGTTGTCTTCCCGAGGAAGCTGTTGAACGTCAGTATAATGCAGGAAAATGGGTTTCTTATTACATCTTCGATGTTATTTTCTACAAAGGACAAGATGTAAGAGACCTTCCGTATTATGTAAGAAAAGAGATCGTCTATAAAGAATGGGTAAATCATCTCAAGAAAAACGAGTTTTTTAAGCTGCCTTCTTGCGCCACTAAAGACAAGAAAGCTTTTTGTGAAAAGATTTGGAAAGACGGCGGTGAAGGCGTTATTCTCAAGAAGCTCGATGCCCCCTACACAGACAAGAAAGCGTGGGTCAAGGTAAAGAAGGCCGCAACCTACGACGTCGTTGTGATGGGTTATGTCGAAGCTAATCAGATGACAGTAAAAAAGGGCGAAGATAAGGCTACTATTTCTAGACTTGCCAAGAATGGATGGATTGGCGCTCTTGAGTTTGGACAGTATGTAGACGGAAAGCTCAAGAAGTTTGGTCAATGTTCTGGAATGCCCGACGACATTAGAAAGCTGTTCTCTGAAAATAAACGGACGATGCTCTATGCAGTGATAACGATCGAAGCTCAGTCTAGGATTCCTAAGACGGGTTATTTTAGACACCCTAGATTCTTGAGAATGAGAACCGATAAGCTTGCTCGTCAGTGCGTTTATTGGGCTAACGAATCATAATGTATTCTTTACCTGAAAAAATAGAATGTTCTCGTTGTGGACGTCGCTGGCCGTTCGACATAGAAACAGGAAACGATTTGTTCAACGATGACATCTGGATGAAACTCAAGATTTGCCCTATTTGCCAGGGCGAAGAAAAGGAGAAAATCGCATGCCAAGAATGTACTACTACGTTCCCGCAACTGGTATTACCTGGTCGGAGGTAAACGATAAGCACATTGAGGCAAAGGATGACATCGATGCGATTGAGGTAATCAAAGACCTCGAAGATGTGAAACGCGTTCCTCCTACCTGGAAGATTTTCCTTGAAAAGGATGGAGAGTTTCTTGAGGTAAATCGCAGAGCTATTCCTCGTCACACTCAGGAAAAGAAGAAGAGGGAGAAAAATGAAGAACATTGACATTCATCGAGCACTCAAGAAGGTTCTCAAGATGACTTACAATACGGTTCTCATCGACTTCACTCTTGAGCCCGATCGAGTTGAATGGTTTTATGCAGGTCAGTTCAAGCATGATCCTAGTATGCAGTGGCATCCTCGAATCATTTCGTACTATCCAAGAGCAGGAAAGATCGCTATTAGAACTGTCATTGGCGATCCAGAGCCTCTCTATGTGAATGCCGAGGTCTTGCTGAAAATGGCGACTTTCAATGATCCTTCAGACTTCAGGAAAGATGGCGCATAAAACGATGTACAATCTCTGCTGATTTTGTTATAATGATTCTATCAAATGCGGAGGGCGAACATGGCAAGAGGAAGAAAACCTCGAGTTCGTATTACTGAAGAAGCTCTCGACAAGGCGAGAAAGAAGATCAAGGGAACACCTAAACGTGGTCGCTGGCCGAAGTATGAGGCGATTCATGAAATGGATAAGAATGATTATCTCGATTGCTTTCTTCATCCTGAAAAAGTAATAGCGCATCCTAAATACAAAAATGCCGTATTCGCTAAAACAAATCACAGAGGAGACAATGTTTATGATCCAACGTTTGAAGTATTTTTACCTGATGAGTACCAGACTTTGGGCGTGGTCAGATTCTATTGTGAATCTTTCGATCCTAATGGTGCATCTCCACTCATTGATACGACATGCCTTCTGAGATGTGAACGGATCTCTTGTCCTTATTACAGGAAAGGATTTATAACGGAAACGCTCAGAAATAAAACTTTTGAACAAGATGTTGAAGATGAGTTAGAAACTCGTCGGATTAGAGCAAAAAACGATTAGATTTTCATAAATTAGTTTAATAAGGCGCCGGTTTGCGGTTATCCATGAGCTTGTGAGGCGACGGCCCATAATCCTAAAAACCGCATCATTTACGGCCCATTATTTCAATGGTAGAATAGCTGACTGTCGATCAGCCAACAGGAGTTCGATCCTCCTATGGGTCGCATTGTAAAACATGAGAAATCAAAAAGAAATAAATAAAAAAATTTCAGCTTCTTTAAAGGGAAATATTCCTTGGAATAAAGGAAAAGTATTTAAAAAGAAGCATAATAAGATTTGTAAATGCGGTGTTTTATTTCATAGGGCTGATCGAAAATATTGTTCTAAAGAATGTTATATGAAATATACAGATTATTCAGAAGCCAATAAAAAGGCTTATAGAAACGGACGAAAAGCAAGCGGAGGAACTTGTAAGTTTTTATCATATAAAAATATAAAAGTTCAAGGAACATATGAATTAAGAATGTGTTCGATTCTCGATAAGATGAAGGAAGCGGGCGAAATATTAGATTGGGAATATACGAACGATAGAATTAAATACGTTAGTGAGGACGGTTTAGAACGCAATTATCTTTTTGACTTTAAAGTGGTAAATAACGATGGAAGTTTTAAATACTTAGAAGTTAAGGGATTTGTTCAACCACGAGATAGGTTTAAATGGGCTGCCGCCAAAGAACAAAATATCGATTTACAAATAGTATTTAAAAGTGATATAATCGAACTAGAAAACAATTATCAAACAGGATGAAAGAGGAGAAAGAATATGAAGAAATTTATTGTGGCTTTTATTATGCTTATTTCATTAGCTACTATGGCTTTTGCAGACGTTTATGTAAATGGCTATTATAGAAAAGATGGCACCTATGTAAGTCCTCATGTCAGATCTAATCCAGATGGAAACCCATATAATAACTATAGTAGATAAAGGAGAAAGACATGAAGAAGGCAATTTTTTCAATATTATTTGTTTTGTTTTTTACTTCTTCTAGTTTTGCTGATGGTAGAGGATTTCATTATCGAGACGGAGGAATTCCAAGGCCTCTAGAAAGAGGTTGGGATTCTTCAAGAGGGATTGTTAATGATGAAATTCAACTAGCTGCTTCTGTAAGAGGTCATTTCAGAGATTCTGATGGTGATGGATTTAAAGAAACATATGTTAGACCTCATTCTCGCCGTGACCCAAGTTCAGTTGGTTCTCCTGGTCTTTTTAATCCCTAATTGATCGCAAAAACATCTGGGTGTAGCTCAGTCTGGTTTAGAGCGCCGCGTTTGGGGCGCGGAAGTCGCAGGTTCGACTCCTGCCACCCGGACATGAAAAACCTCTTAGAGCTCATAATTTATAAATAAAAAGCTCTAGGAGAAAGAAATAATTAGTATGAAATATTCAAAAATCGAATGTCCTAATTGTAAAAGGTTGATCGCGAACACAAATATAAAAAGGCACATAGAATGCTGTCTTAAACTAGAAAAAAGCACATGTCCAGTTTGTGGAAAGCATGTAAGCAGAGGTGCTATAACCTGTGGCTATTCATGCTCTAATAAGTTTTTTAGATCTGGTGAAAATAATGGTAGTTGGAAACCAGATGAAGATGTAAGTTACACAGTTGTTTGTTTTAGACATCATGAGAGAAAATGCGTTGTTTGTCCTGAAGATAAAATAGTTGCGGTTCATCATTACGATCATGATCGATCTAATAATGATTGGCGAAATTTGATTCCACTGTGCCCTACACATCATTCTTATATGCATAGCAGATGGAAGTACTTGATAGAAGAAAAAGTGAATGAATATTGGAGGTCTTTAGCATGTGTGAAATAGATCCGCTTAATCGTGCTGATCGCGAAAAACAAAGATTAACGCATAAGAGATGGAAGACAGGTTTATTAATAACCGCCATATTGATACTAGTTCCTCTTGTATTTAATGGATTGAAGAATTTAAGCATAAAACAAAGACTGTCGTCAGATAGACCCGTTAAAGAGAGTGAATGGGAATATTGTTTTAGCGATGACAATGGTAACGGTTCTGCAGTCGCAGTCTATCTTTCTAAAGGATCTAGAGTAAAAGATAAATTCGACGACTATCAAATTTGGTCTAGAACTATAGATAAAAAGGAAAATAAAGAACAAATTGTTTTAATGTCTGTAGATTGCAGCAATAAAACATTCAAAATTAGAATTGCCGATGAAGCTTCTAGCATTCTAGACCCAGACTCTCCGTGGAATATTGTTGATCTGGACGATAAAGTTACGAATGAATATTTTAATAAATTAAAGTTGTGCGATTAATATGGTCTCTTAGTAGAGAAGTTATAACGTCAGGTCTACACCCTGAAAAAGGCGGGGCGGTACCGTCAGGGACTAATGAGCTTCTGTATAAATCACGGGCTGGTGCAAGGCAGCCGAGCTCAAACACGGTGGTCGTGGTGAATAAGAAAACACGATTGGTTGTGACCCAATCATTAGCGGGGGCGGTACCCGTCGATCACCCATTACAATGAAAGGAGCATGATAAAATGACAGACAGAGTATTGCTTTTGAACTGTGGCTATGAACCAGTATCTCTCATTTCACCAGAACGTGCTATCACACTCTGGTATTTGGGTAAAGTTATGATCGTCGCAGAACGTGATGTAACTTGGCGATCTGTTTCTGTTGCTATCAAGGTTCCTTCTATTGTACGTCTTGTTGAGTATGTTAGAGGTCTTTCTGGTGTGAGAAGTGTTGTAAAGCTCACTAGAAAGAACGTCTTACTTAGAGACAACTATACTTGCCAGTATTGCGGTAAGCAGGGTTCTCCGGCTACACTCAACATTGACCACGTTGTTCCAAAAGCTCAGGGTGGCAAGAGTGAATGGACAAACCTTGTAGCTTCTTGCATCGACTGCAATAGTCATAAAGATTGTAAGACTCCAAAGCAAGCTGGAATGTCTTTACAGAGGAAGCCTAAAAAGCCCTCATTCATGGTGTTCACCCTTCACCGCCATGTGAAAGACGTTCCTGAAGATTGGCGTTCTTATCTTTACTGGGAAATTCCTCTAGATCAAGATTAGTATTTGTTTTTTTATAAAAACATACGAAATCCTCCTAATTTATACTCTCAAATACCTGAAATGGGAAAGGGAGTATAAATTATGGAGTGTTATTACGGATGTGGTCAAGAGGCTAATTTTCTAATAAAATCAACAAATAAATGGTGTTGTTCAAAATCTGTGAATTCATGTCCCGAACAAAGAAGAAAAAACAGTTTAGGTGTTAGATCTAAATCTAAGCTTATTGGGAAGAAGATAAGTGAACATTGGAAAAATAACGATTATCCGCTGAAAGGTAAAGATCATTTTACCGATTCTAGAATTCATACAAAGTATTATAAAAACGATTTTATAAATAAATGTATTCTAATAAAAAATTCACTTTATTCAACAAGTCAGGTAAAGAGTATCTTTAGAAAAGACAAATCTCTTTATTGTTTAGTAGAAAAATGCAGTCATGACAGATGGGAAGGCGAAGAATTACAGCTCGAACTTCATCACAAAAATGGAGTGTCAAATGATCATAGAATACAAAATTTGATTTTTCTTTGCCCTAATTGTCACAGTCTAACTAAAAACTTTGGTTCAAAAAATAAAAATGGATACAAAAAGATCTATTCTTCAATAACAAGAGAAAGAATGATCGAAGCAGTTTCGAAATCGAAATCAATTAGAGAAGTTTTGCAAAATTTATCGTTACCTTGCGATCCCAACAGATACTACAAAATAAAAGAAATTGCTTTTTCATTCGGAATAAACCTAAAAGAAGCTTTAGAAACAACTTAGACTCGCAAAATCTGTTATTCATCTCGTTGCATTTTGATTTATAACACAACATGAGTCAAAATCAACGAGGTGGATAATGGAAGAAGTCAGCTTGTCTGCAATAATCTCCTTCATTTTAGGAGCGCTATCGGCAGCAAATGTTGGAATGGCGATTGTCACTCTGACACTTGTTCAAATCATCAAATACTTTCTACCGTCTAAAGAGGTTGATCCTGATGGTCCAGAAGGTGAAAAGCCAAGTCAGTGGACTGTAAAACGAGAATACCAATGGGTTCCATTAGCGTCGGCATTTCTCATCGCACAGATTTTGGCAACTATTATTGGCTATTTTACAGGTATGGCGGCGCTAGCAGTTTTTGTAGCGGGACTGCAGACTGGAGCACTTGCTGTGATTTTCTGGGAAGCTTGGTCATCTGTCATTAGTCCT